TCCCGGAGAGCTTACGCTTGAGTCTGTTCATGCTATGACTAAGGCTACTTACACAGTCGGTCAGCTAGAACGTGGTGAGAATGGTACTTTACATTTTCAATTTTATCAAAATTACAAGATATCTCAACGTCTTTCTCATTATAAAAATACTTTACCAGCAGCTCATGCTGAACCTGTTATAGTTGATAATGGAGTTGCTAAGTATTGTATGAAGGAAGATACTAGAGTTGAAGGTCCATGGGAGTATGGTACCAAGCCTATTCAGAGGAACTCAAAGGCCGACTGGGAGGAGGTTTACACTAACGCTAAGAGAGGTAGACTAGAGGACATTCCTGCTGATGTTCGAGTCAGATGTTACTCTCAGCTAAAGAAGATTGAAAAGGATCATTTGGTTGTTAAAGACTCTGATCATCTTAGAGGTGTATGGATTTATGGTCCATCTGGTGTTGGTAAGAGTAGATCAGCTCGTAGAGACTACCCTGATGCTTATCCTAAGTTATGTAATAAATGGTGGGATGGATATCAAGGTCAAAAGAATGTTATTATGGATGACATAGGTCTTGATCATAAAGTATTAGGTCAACAGTTGAAGATATGGTCTGATAGATATGGTTGTATCTTAGAGAATAAAGGTGGCGCTATGACTTCATCATATGAGAACTTTGTAGTTACTTCTCAGTATTCTATAGAGCAGATATTTGCTGGTGATCAGCCTACTATTGATGCTTTAAGGCGTAGATTTAAGGTGATTCATATTCCTTGGAATCTTTATAATCCTAATGATAATGTTGATCCTAATCCTTTTTTGCTTGATGATTTTGCAGAAGATAATCTTGTATTGGAAAAGAAGCTTGAACTTTCTCTTGTAGAGCATGAACCTTAATAATTAATTATCAAACATTTAAATAAATATTAAATTTAATTTCATTTAAAATGAACAGATCTAAATTTGGTGTTCAAACAAATTATTCTTATGGTGGACAAAGAAAAAGATATAACGCAGGACGTTATGTTACAAATAAGTACAAGTCTACTAAAGCTTACACTAGACGTGTAAATGTAAGGCGAAATATTAAATCTGGTGAGACAACATTTAAGTTAATGGATAATTTGTCCATTTTTCCTTCTAATACTTCTGGTAATTGTTATGCTTATTCTAGTGGCAACAATTACGCCAATTTGAGTACTCAAATTGCTGGATGTACTCAATGGTCAACTATTGCAGCTAATTGGTCTTTGTTTAGAATTAATGGTATTTCCATCAGATGTTCTAAAATATTTAATGATAATTATGGTTCAATGGGAACTGCTACTTTGCCTTCTCCTCCTCTTTATATTAATTATTTCCCTTCTGTTATTTCTACCGCATATTCTGGTGCTATTATTCAAGCCACTGATAGTGCTTTACGTGTTGATCCTTATGTATCAGGTATTCAGAAAAAATATATTAGTATTCCCAAAAATTTTTCAAATTTAACCAATGGTATTGGATTAGGTACATGGAACCCTGTTATTTCTATTGCTAATTTACAAGGACAATTGTCTTTAGGTGGTGTTTTAGTTTCTGGAACTGCTACTACTACTTATCCTGTTTTTGAGATGATGATTACTTATTACATATCGGTGTGTAATGATAAAGCTTAGTTAGTTAAAATTATAGAATTGAAAATTATATCATTTTATTTAATATTTATAGAATAATATATTAATATCTAAGCTTAAATCAAATTTATTTATTTAATTTCATATTAAATGGAGAAATATGATGACGATGATATTCTCGATGATACTAAAGATGATTTACTTATTGTTCGTAAGTATGATAGATTTCCTGGGTATTTTTCTAAAGCTCTTAACTCTGGGGATAACATCTTAGCTGTTTCAAGAGCTTATTCAATTATTGCTTATGCTTTTCTTACTGATAATATATATGGACTACATGATCCTGCTCTTGCTGTTGATTGGGGTTATTATTTACCTATTAATCATGTATATAAGGATGATCCTAAGTGGCTTGATTATGGTAGTAAATTTGGTTTTTCTCGTTTAATGGGTATTAAAATAGAAGGTGCTGCTGTTTGTACTGAGTCTCCTTTTGAAGGTACAACGGTAACTACTAGGAATATATTTCCTCCTGTTGATTTTGCTTTGATGTATCATTCAGGCACTCCATCAGCTTCTATGTCTATGAATGAATTTGCTAATTCTGATACAAATTTTAAAATTTGGGGTAATGGTGATGTAGTTTCTAAGGTATATGTTGTTCCTCATTTAAGAGGTACTTGTAAGTATCGTAGTAATACTGTTACTTCTGGATTTGGTTATTATCTTTATGTTGGCGGCCATTTTATTTATCCTACACCGGATATTATTGCATGGGGTGGTGAAGCTTTTCAGCTTACTATTACTGTTTATCTTGAACTTAAAGATTATTTAGGTTTTCAACAAATTATATAAGGAGTTGCTCCTGCAACGACGCCATTTTTATGGTGGGGTATGGGTAATCGGATACTGTAATTAATTAATTATATACCACCATAAATTTATATATTTATTATTATTTATTTATTATTTAATCCAATATGGCTGCCTGGAACGTCGATGCCCTTAGTATTATAGGGCATCGGCGGCCCAAAAAATTAATTATTTTAATTAATTAATTTTATTAATATTTCGCCAGAATTCATCCGATGACGTCATTTCGTCAGAGGGGCGAGCATATAATGCTCGAATTTTATTATTTTAATTTCATTTAAAATGTTTGAATCAAAAAAGGTTGAAAAAAAGAATAACAAAATTTCTGATCAAAAATCAAGAAATTGGTTGTGTACTTTGAATAATCCCGGAGAGCTTACGCTTGAGTCTGTTCATGCTATGACTAAGGCTACTTACACAGTCGGTCAGCTAGAACGTGGTGAGAATGGTACTTTACATTTTCAATTTTATCAAAATTACAAGATA